CATCAATGATTTCAAGTTTGCATAATTGCACCATTTTTCAGCACCAACTGTCGTATAAGCGGCGGTCATTGCTGGGAGGTCATAGTGTACTTTTAACCCCCTACCCCTTACCGTACTGCTTATCCTACTAAATAAAGCCAGCACCAAACTTTCATCGGTTTTACTGCCACCTCTTTCAAGGTCAATATCAATACCTGTAATATAGGTATTTTCATTTATTAATCTATTTATTTCATTAATAAAAGTATCCTGTGCACCATTTGTATTATTTTTTAGTGCATTAAAGATACTCGAATTACCGTCATTCCTTATTGTTAAATACCATCTAATGTTCGGGTACTTTGCAATTAAGGTATTTATTTTATTAAGATGATAAGTGTTATTGTCAGCGGTCATCCCTGCATTTCTTGTAATTGTGCCAGTGCTGTCCACTGTAAAATCGAATATACCTAATTGGTATATTTTATCACCATTTGCATCTATTTCGTCATACATTCTGGTCGTCTTTGCGAATGTCCAACTCATAAATCTTCGCATTACCAATTCACCCCACTTTTGTCCCACTTTGTAACCGTAAATAAGCAAGTGCCTACATCACGATTATTAAAGTTTATTCTATAAATGGCGTCCCCTGCTGGGCACGTCATAGGAGCACCGCTATAATTATCATGTGGCGTTTCTGAACCATTTACCAGCACATCATGATTCGCTGAATCAATTTCCAATGTATCGCCAGCCTGTAAATTATTACTATAATTGAACTGTTTTGTATTATAATAAGTGGCGATATTAATTGCTCCAGTGGTTGTCTTTGTTGCTGTAACCTTAAGGTCAAGTCCTGTGGTTGCTGTCCCTTGGTTCGGTACAATAATAATATTTTGTCCTCTTAATACACCGTTGAAATGCTGTGGAGGGTCGATATTTGTTCCATCGGTTCTATGCCTTAATAACATTTCTTGAGTGTTACATATATAACCTGTTAAAATACTGCCAGCTTGCAACATAAAATCTGATGCTTTAATTGTGCCAGTGCAATCATTTACTTTTAATTTCACAGTTACCTTTTTAACTTTTTTCCCATCAGAGGGAGTTGCCAGCCCCATATATCTTAAATTTCTATTCATTATCGAAACTCCACTTTATTTCTGATGGATGTCCTATCCATCGGGTCGCTGTGGAACCGCCTTGTAACATAATGTCGGTTGCTTTAACTGTGCCAGTGCAATCGGATACAACCAATCTCAATTTTATTTTCTTTATTTTGGAGCTGGCTTGCTCTGGCTGTACCTTTTTAGCGAAAGATTCCATATTCATCACCCCACTGTTATAAATTGAGTTTCTGTTGTGCCATCTTCATATTCGAAAGTTACTTCAAATCCAACTTTACCATTTGCACCCTTAATCAAATTATCTATTTCAATTTCTGCACTTACTGTATAGGCGTCTCTGTTTGCTACATCAACGGTCTGGGCAAGGCTTTTTTCTACACCCATTTCGCCAGTTGTTACAAAGGCACTGCTTCCGCTTACCCCTGCTGTATTATCAATCGTGAAGCCACTGTTTACCCAGTAATTAAACCCATCGTCGCCCCTGCTGTTAAATAACAAGTTAAACATTGATATATCTTGCATTGCATTTTCTACTGCATCACTAACACTGGCAATATCTGAAGTACCGTTATCCAGTGCCGAACTTAATTGGTCAGCAAGTGTTTTAAGGGCTGTGTCCAGTTGTACTTCGCTATCTTCTGGCTGAAGTACATTTATTGTTCTTGCAACAACTCTCATCTGTTTGCTTAAGTTTAAATCTTTATCAAATACTGGTATATAGTCACCTAGTGAAGGTATTTCGCCGCCTATAAATGAAACCTTTAAAGTGTAATTAATTGCTGGCTGGCTTATAACATCAAGGTAAGCCGCCATCCATTGTTTCATATAGTTCGGATTTTTAAACCTATTATCATCATGATATAAAGTTTTTAAAACTCTTGGCTTATTTTGGTTATCATACCAGCTATAATTTTCAAGATAATCAATGCCATTATTTACACTGCCTATCGTGATTCCGTTTGCCCCAGTTAAATAAAGTCTTGTAATTAAGTTTGTCGTATCAATAGTTCTTTTTATCTCTGGAGTATTCTTTTCATAAGTGCATAAATAATCTGTCTGTTCGCCTACTTCTTCCAATAAGTCAACTTTCTTTTCATAAGTTCTAAAATAAAGTTCACCGCCATAAAGTGTCGACACTGCCCTTAATGCTCGCAACCTTGTCATACTTTCTTTGATATTAAAATCATGAGGCACAGTGATTTCAACTGTGCCCACACTCCATTCAGTGCCGTCCAATATTGCCGCCATTGCCGCAGTTGGTCCAACACTGTCAAGGGTTATATTTGAAACAGGTTCGGGGTCATTAAGGTCATACCATGTGGCGTCGCAAGTTATAGCGGTTGTAAACTTATCGGCTTTATCGTCTTCAATTATCCTAATTATGAAATCCCTATAATTACCCCTATCCTTAATTCGAACTTTTGTTTCATTTGCCACATAACTCCTTTTTAAGTCCTTTGCTGGCATTTTAAATTCCAGTGTTTCATATCCGTTTGTACTTGTCATCAACTGGTCTTTAATAAGCACATCAAAGGCATTTTGAATAATGGCTTTTGGCTTACCATTATCATCGAGTATAATAGGATAATTTTCCATTTAAGCCACCTCCTTAATTATAGTTCACAACCATGAGCAATCGCAGTTAAGTCGATACTTGCTGGGGCTACTGCATAAAATTTTAATCCAGCCGCCGCAGTACCAAACACATAACCCCTTCCGAAGTCAAGTGTTATCATCCCATTTGCTGGAATTGTAATCTTACCACTTGCCGCACCAGCATTAATGATTGATTTTGTTGAACCTTCTCTTACATCAAACTGTATCAGTTCATTCATATTATTAATCAATTCAAGTTTCATAAGGCATATTACATTCGAGCCACTACTAGTCCATATATAATCGCCACTACTTGTAAGGGCTGTCATTTCTTTTGTCTTTGTGATATTCATAGCCCTTTGTCTGCCCCATTTTTCAAGTGATGCCGAATCTCTACCTAAAAATTCAAGATTAAATCCACTTATTGCCAGTGGAGCGAACATACTGGTCGATGGGGAACTTTGATATGGCGGCGTCCTTGGGTCACTGTCTGGGTTACAACAAACAGGATGCCAACCAGTGTAATCCTGTATATAAACTTTTCCGAAAGATGTTTCTGTGTTTACTGCCGCCCTTAATGCCGCAAGATTTACATTTATTGTCTGCCCACTTATATCAGTTACAACAACCAGCTTTCCATTACTATCAATGGTAATAGGTACAAGAGTATTATAAGTTACTGATATACCTGTGGCATTTGCCGCACTGGTTGTCTTTTCTGCATCAGTGTATAAATGAATTGTTCCAGCCGCTCCATCAACTTCACCAATATAATATCCAGCAATAGTAATATCATTCGCATCAATAAGCCTTTCCCTTAAAGTACCATTGTCGTCTTTTGCGTCATGGGTTACATCAATAATCGGCTTATGTGCAACCGTTAAAATACCATTTGCATCGGTTGCAAGCCCTGTGTCTGTTATTTGTTTAACCCCCCACAATAGCACATCCTGTATATCTGCACTGTCTTGATATCCAACTACTGGAACATTATTAATTGAATAATCTCTTCTTGTTTTAAACTGTGCCATTTTTATAACCACCTTTCTCTAAATTCTATTGTTACATTAGCACCTAATCCAGTATCATCCGTTACTGTAATTGTATTGTCACCAACTGTCAGCTTCGGAAAATCACCTTCCCAGTATCTTAAAGCATTATCTTCGTCATAATCCATTGTCATTTCTTTTGTGTCAATTACAACTTCGTCACCTGTATAAATAATGCCCGTATATTTAATATAGGTATCATTTACCTGTATTTTAACTCCGCTTATACTAATGCTAATTCCATCACCAGCATTTACACCACCGATTCCATTTGCTGGGTTCATGCTTGCTGTATCAGTACAATGAAATCGAATTACCATGGGGGCATCCAGCCCCCCATTATTTGTAATGGTAATCGATTCGGCGGGAGCGAAAATGTGTGAAGTGCTGTTAAGTGTTGCCCCATAAGTGAACGGGTCGCTCATAACAAAGGTAAGTTCAACATCTGCAACACTTTTATCCATGCCATTCATCTTACTGTAATCACTTGAAGCGTCAAGTTTTGCAAACCTTATCACAGATGAATCATCATCAAATAAAAATTGACGGTCGCCTTGCCTTGGGTCGAGCCAACTTGTAAATGCTCTTAACCTACTAAATAAAGTTCCCATATCTGATTCATCTGCACATACTTTAATTTTTATTGCATTGTTGCCATAATTAGTTCCATTGTCAACACTGCCGTCTCTACCTACAATATCAATTCGCCTTGTTTTAATTTTGGGGGTTGCACTAATTGTATAATCTTCCAGTTTAAGCCCGAAATCTTCAAGGTATTTGTCATCAATTTTAAGGCTCATTATACATACCCCCTTTATACATCTCGTTTACCGAGTGCCCTTAATACCTTGCTATTAGTTTTATAAATACTTTGTGAAAGTTTATCAATGTCTTGGTCGTTTCTTACATATACATCGCCCTGTATTGTCAAGCCGCCTATTGTTGCTCCTGCCAGTGTTTGAGCTGGGATTGCTTCTTTAAGTGCTTTTAATACAATATATTTCAAGTCGTCGAGTGCACCAACAAATTCTGGTCTTTTTTCACCAACACCAATTATGCTTGGGCTGTTGAAAATACCACCTTTATCATACCAGTTTACACCTAAATGAGGTATGCTTGGAGGATTGATACTAAATTTGCCGCTTATACTAAAATGAGGGAGTGGAATGTGTGGTATCTGAAAATGAAACATATTTGCCAGTCCACTCTTAATTCTTGGACCCCAGCTTGAAATTTTGTCAACAATGTCGCCCAGTTTGCCATCAGTTAAATTATTAAGAGCGTTATAACCAGTTCTCCAAACACCTTTATATCCTTCCCATAGTGCCGCCATTGTACCATTCAAGCCGCCGCCTTTACTCTGGAAAGTTGATTTCATTCTGTCCCATGTGCTACTTGAATCATTATGAATTCCGCTAAATGTTGTCGATGCTGTTTGCTTCATATCACTCCATGTCTGTGAAGTACTTTGCTTAATGCTGTTCCATGTTTCAGAAGTCTTCTTTTTAACTGCATCCCACTTTTCACCTATTACATTTTTAATCTGCTCAAACTTTTCTTTTGCCGCTATAAATAAATCACCAAACACATTTTTAAGGAATCCAAAGATTGCATTTACACCATTTCTGAACCATACACATTTATTATATAATGATACAATAGCCGCAACCAGTCCAGCAATAGCGATAATTATTAGTGTTATAGGGTTCAAACTCATTACAAAGTTAAGAGCCGCCTGTGCCGCCGCCATAATGTTTGTTGCAATCGTTGAAGCCGTCATTGCTATTTTATGAGCAACCAGTTTCGCAGTTACAAGCCCCCACTGAATAGCCTGTTTTCCTAATTCGATTGTCAATTTACCAACATTTACAAGGGCTGTTCCTGCATTCTTTCCAAAGTCAAGTAAATGGCTTCCACCAGTTTTAATAAAGCCACCCAGTTTCGAGAAGCCAGTACCTAATCCAGTAACACCATCTTTCAACTTTGCTAAATTTACAGCACCAGCAATTTTATTAAATGTTTTAATACCACCAGCTATATTCGTAACTGATTCCATAAACCTACCGAATATTGAAATAACTGGTCCAACTGCCGCAACTATAAGAGCAAACTTTGCAATCATGTCTTTCTGCTGTGGGCTTAATTTCTGAATTGCAAGTGCTACCTTACTAATAGCTTCGGATAACTTGCTCATTATAGGAGCAAGGCTGTCACCCATTGCAATTCCTGCATTCTTTAACTGTGTGAGCGATTTTTGCATCTGACTTCCTGGAGTTTCATTCATCTTTTTATAAGCCAAATCAACCCTGTCAATACTGTCGCCCATTTCTTTCATGGATTCTGAATAAAGTTTATTACCTTGGTCACTTGTTAAGGTTAAAACTGTGTTTAATCCTTCAACTGAACCAAACATTTTCGCAAACCCAGAAAGGGTTCCATTGTTTGCCTGTGCAAGAGCGTCAACCTGTTTACCACTTGCCTTATATTGTTCATTTAAGGTTTTATATGCATCAGTGTTTTTCTTGCCTTGCTTTTCAAGTGATTGCATTGCCGCACCGAGTTTATTATGGTTGTCAACTGCTTTCGCATATTCTGGGGTGGCTTTCTGTAATGCCGCTTTAACATCATTTAATGTTCCCATCCAGCCCTTTGATTTAATTGTGTTGGCATCAAATTTAATGCCCAGTGCTTGAGCCGCATCCGTTGCTTCCTTGGAAGGCTTAATAATATTACTTATTGCCGCTTTTAATCCAGTGCTGGCTTCAGATGTTTTAATACCATTTGCAGTCAATACAGCAAGGGAACTGAATAATTCTTTAGTGCTTACATTTGCCGCCGCAAAGGTCGGGGCAACATTACCAACTACAGAAGCCAGTTCGCCGAAGGTTGTTTTACCTAAATTCTGAGCAACCATCATTTGATTAGCGATATCGTTTGCCTTGCTTGCTTCCAAACCATAAGCATTCAATGTCGAAGTAAGTCCATCAACTGCTGTCGATGTATCAGTAAATCCACCTTTTGCCGCTTTAACTGCAACCGTTAAATAATTCATGGCGTCTTTTGTTTGAACACCTGAAGAAAGTACATCATATAAACCTTGGCTCATGTCGTCTGTGCTCATGCCTGTTTTATTACTTAATTCAATTACTTGATTTTCTAAATCATTAATAGGAACCTGTGTCTGGTCGGCAACTGTTGAAACCTTTGCCATGCCTGTCTGAAAATTACTCCATAATTTCGTCGCCGCCGTACCTACCCCCACAATGGGCAATGTTAAATGAGTTGTCATTGAACTACCAACATCGCTCAACCTATTACCAATATCTTTAAAGCCGCTGAACTTCGTTTCGGTCTGCTTAATGCTTTCCTCTGCTCGTTTCATATTTGCCGCAAAGTTATCAATATTCAAGGTAAGTTTTGCCACAATGTTTCCGATTGTAGTTGCCATAAATCTCACCTCCTATAAAAAAATAAAAGGGCTGGTTATTAAGTCAGCCCCCGTCCTTATTTCAAGAGTATTTGCAGTCCTTTATTTTCTTTCTCGTCTTCTTTAAAGTGGGGGGTTTTCTTGTCCTCCATTTGTGCTATAATATAGGCACATGCTTCATCGAAGCAATATGCTGTATATTCTTCATCTATAGCAAGAAGTTCACTGGGTCTTACTTTAAATGTTCTGGCTGTCGCTATTGTGTTCAGTATCTCCCTGCTCTGCACGAAAGGATTTTAAATCGTTCACACCCCCTTGAGCATAATAAAATATTTCCATCTTCTGCTCATCTGTTAGGTCTTCACCTACATCGGAGAATTTTGGGTCAACCATAGCATTTTCACAAACAACATCGATTATTCCAGCAAGGTCAGTAATTGTTTTCCCCTTGTCCTTTTCAATCTGTTTGCTTGCCTGTTTGCCTTCAAATAATTCAACCGCTACACCCATCAGAGCATTCGGAATCATGCCTTTGCTTACAAGCCCCATTATGCTCAATCTTCTTAATTTAAGGGTAATTGTTTCCCCCACTTCAAATCCAATAATTTCAACTTCTTTAACTGCTTTACTCTTTATATCATTAATACTTGTTACAGCCATTTAAAATAATCCCCCTTCATTCATTAATTAATTGTGATATCTGCTGGAGTACTAATATTACCAGCCGCATCCACTGCATACACCTTGTATGCTCCAGTTGTTGTCAGTCCACTTGTTGCAAGGTCTACATTTGTATTTACTGAAGCAACTGATGCATAAGCACCTAATCCAACATTTACAAGAGCACTTAAATCGCTCAAACTGTCGACGGTTGCTGTGTCTATTACTAAATACAAGCCACCGAGTTCGTCTGATTTTGCTGTCACAACTGCTGGCTTTGTAACTGGGCTTACTGAAACAAGTGTTACAGTTGGCGGAGTTGTGTCGTCAGAAGGCAATGCATCAACATAATCGATTGATTTAATTGGTTTCCCTGCCTTTGTTGCTTCACGAGCATCAATTTCAAATTCTGGGCTGAAGAAGTCTTTCTTAAAGGTAAGTTTTGGGGCTTTACCTGTGCAATTATTAAGAGTTATCTTTGTATAGTTCTTTATACTGTCGCCCTCATAATTTGCAACATAGATATCAGCCGCAAAGGGTTTCATTGTTGCACCATCAGCAAGTTTCGGGCTATCATAACCGATAATGTTATTACTGCCGTCCCTTCTAATTGTGCCACCTTCAACCAGTGAAGCCACATTTA